GTCAAACTGCAAATCGCTACATCTTGCTGTGTTAGTCCATTCAGTCCATCCGTTTTCATTAGGCTTACACTCATCGTAAAATCTTCCATACGCTTCTTTAATTACTTCTTCTTTTGTTTTCATTTGTTTTAGTTTAAAACTTAAGTTAACTGATTTTTATGAATTATCAGAAAAATTAGGGCTAAAAGTTAATCGAGGTAAATTTTGGTGGATTTCAGATATAACAGCACTTTAACCAACACCTAAAACAAATGAACTTAGTAGATTGTTACGTTACGGAATTGCTATCAGAAGTTTTTAAAGATTCAAACACTCATTTTTATGGTGTTAAGGTTAAGTTTAATTCTTACGGAGTTGAAAGCGAAACCGAATTATATTTTGATACGGAAAAAGAAGCAAAAAAAGTAAAAGTTGGTTATAAATTTTTAAACTAAAACAAATGAAAACAAAAGAAGAAGTAATTAAAGAAGCGTATGGAAGATTTTACGATGAGTGTAAGCCTAATGAAAACGGATGGACTGAATGGACTAACACAGCAAGATTTAGCGATTTGCAGTTTGACCCAAAAAGAAATAAAATGAGACCACTTTCATTAAACGGAATCGAAACCAACAACGGATGGACGGTTATTTTAAGCGAAGCGGATTTGCCGAGTGAGAAGATAGATTGTCATTTCTTTACTAAAGAAGATAATGAATACATTGGTAAATATCATCCAATTACACTTGAATTTAGAACTGCTAATTTATGTTATGGATTGGATTTTGTAACCCACTACGCACCAATAGAGAAAAAACAACCACCAATATTTTAATTATGGCGACACCACCAAATTATCAACTACCAAGTATAATTGTTTTACCAAAGGTTACAATTTATATTAATAATTCAAATCAACTTACTAAACTATGAAACCCACACTAACCACATCCCAACAATTCGGCAATAAACTTAGTGTGTTACTGCAATTAGGAGAAATCGATTACAAAGAGTATTTTATTTTAAGAACGAATTTCGATAATTTTATTGAATCAACACCTTTACTAAAGCATTTTATTGCTTGTGATGAAAATGGAGAGCCGATTAAAGAGCCTAAAGATTATTATTTATACACTAGCTCAAAGCCTTATCATCCATCTGATTTTTTTGATAGTGAGGAAGATTTCAGTAATTGGTTAGAATTATGCGAACAATTCCAACAAGTCCAAAAACAAGTATTGTTTGAGGGGTTTGAGGTTAAATTTAATAATTGCAAAGAGTTTAAATATCAAAGTGAAACAGTAATTATAATTATAGACGATAAACTCTATTTAGAATATAATTGTTATTGGAAAAACTTCATTATTCATTTTACTGATGCAAGAAACTCTTTCCATATCAACACCTACTCCGACCTAACAAAATACCAATTACAAACTAATAACAACTTTAAAGAACTTATTTATGGAAAATAAAAGAATGTTTCAGATTTTAGACGAAATGAACCTTAGCGATGTTGAAAATAACACTCAGTTAGTAAAAATTTCAAACTCTTTAATTTCGGCTGATAAAGTAAAGCAAGGAGCAAAAATATCAATGGGAGCAGATGTTCAAAGTTTTTTTGATTTAGCCTCAGACAATTACATCCCTATTTTAGTAATGGTAGATAAAAAAGAATATTTTAAAAGAAAACAAAATGGAAAATAATTTAGAAAACAAATTAAAATTCTTAGGTGCGCACATTGGTTGCGATATAGAATGGTTAAGAGAAGATGATAATAAATGGATTCAATCAAAACTTACAGTTTATGATTTCGGTTTCTACGCAATTAAAAAAGTTCGACTATTAACTAAACCACTTTCTAAAATTAGCGATGAGGATGCTATTGAGGTTGCAAGATTGTGTAATTGGTCTGAAACAACATTTGGGAAAGAATTTATAAAATATAAAGCATTAGACTTTTTAATGGGTGGAGAAGAAGATTTAGAACTTGATGCAATGTGTTTTGTTGTCGACTTCCTACGCTCAAAATCTTACGCACTTCCTTATATGGGTTTATCAGTTGAAGAACAAGTTGAGCGTGGATGGGTGAGATTAATTGAATAGAAATGAATATTAACACAATCAAAAAATAAGATGAAAAATTTTAAAATAGAAATCCACAATAGAAATAGTACTACTTTTTTAGGATTTGCCACTGTAGAAGAAAGACAATTAATGGTTGATGCAATTAAAAATTGCATTAAAAGCCCTTTAGAGTTTCCAGACATTGACTATCGAGATTCACAAGATTACATAATATTTACTGCTGAGTATTTGAAAGAAAGTTTAATTAAAATTCCACACGATGCCAAATAACAACCTCACCACCTTAGAAACAGAAGAAAGATGCAATTTAATTGCAGAAGAATTAAAACTTTGTATGGGATTAGATGTCGAAGTGTTTAAAGATAATTTCACTTGGAAATTACGATTAGACACAATTGCAGGAATTTATATATATACTCCGTCAGAACCAACTTATATGGGTGATGTGTTCAGATTTATTTCTAATTACGGAAGCAAACTTCATCAATGGGGATTGGAATCAAAAATTAAAGAATACAAACTCAAAATCCGAAAAGCATGAATAAAAATTTACAAGACTTAGAAAACGCAATCTACAATTCAATTCCTAGATTAAGGGAGTTGAGTGTAGGACAAAGAATATTTTTTCCATTATCAAAAGAAGTTGGCGAATCAGATGACGGAATATATACAATTATCGGAAAAGACTTGAACTACAAAGCCTTTACTGTTAAAAATGGAGAAATAAAATTTGGAACATTTAATGAAGATGTAGCCGAAAACAAACAAATTGAAATAATCGGCCACCCAATACTTCTTAACGATGTGTTGGAGTGTTTAGAAAAAGAAAGACAAGAATGTTTAAATGCAGAATGTTCAAAAAATGTAAAACTTCATAATTTTTTAGAGATTGGAAAAATTAGAGATAAGGTTTTAAAATTATGGAACCTACCCAAACCAAAACTCTCCGACCAATCACAAGAGTTAATATATGCGCTAACAGAATTAATCCCGAAATAGTTGCTAATTAAAAAATAAATAATAATGGAAAATTGGAAAGTAGAAATAAAAAGATTGGATAAAATTAGAGTTGATCTGAATCTTAATTGGAATCAATTGGAAAAATTAACTTCTTTAAACAGAGGTAAAATACAGCGGTTTTTTGAATCAGAAAAGAATCCTAGTATGAAGGTGTATTTTGATTTAAAAGAAGTTTTAGAAAATCAGCAAGAAGTTGTTTTTGAGAATGTGGATGCTGCTGAAGAAAAACCTTCAGTTGAAGTAGATTTATTGGATGAATACATTAAATCAAAAAATCAAACTACTTGCGATTGTCGTATGTCAGGAAATCTTTTTCTTCGAGGTAAAAGTGGATGTAAGAAAACTAGAGAGGAACATAAATTTTAGAGTTATGATAAAAAATCTTAAAGAACTTGCTTTTGGGGGTGGCATTGTGTGTTACGGAATTAATCAAGACCGAACTCCCGCTTACATAAAGGTAAAGATGGTAAATGTAGAAGATTCAACGGTTTTATTAGAAAATGGAGTTATTTGTCTATCTACTCAAATAGAAGGAGTTTCGCTAACACCACATTGGCTTTTAAAATTTAATGCTTGCCTTAATGGTAATAATATGGATTTTTTTTATGAAAGATTTCGTTTAATATGGAAAGAGGCTTATAAATATTGGTATGTTATAGATAGAGATACGTGTGCTTATTTGACTAAGGTAGAGTTTGTTCACGAATGGCAAAACTTTATTTTTGTTATGGATGGTAAAGAACTGCAAATTACAATTTAAACTATGCTAAAAGACATAATTGCCAAAAACATTCGTCGAGTTCAGTCGAACATTTATAACTTCAGCATGAAAACTTTGCCCCCTAGTGAATGGGCAGAGAAAAATTTAATACTAAGTTCTGAATCGAAGTTTTCGGGACTTTTTAGCTACAACAAATCTCCTTACACTAAAGAGCCTGTTGACAATATGCGCCCTAACTCTGGAGTTGAAATAACTGCTGTTATGAAGTGTTCCCAAGATGGTTTTACTCAAGGAGTAGTGATCCCTTCAATGGTTTACCATGTCGCAGAATCACCGACTAATGTGATGTTTTTATCAAGCTCAGATAAAATGGTTCAGAATACCATACGTGGACGATTTGATACGATAATGGAAAGCTCTGGCCTTAGCAATCTGTTAAAAACAAGTTCTGTAAAAAAAGCAAATCAACGAACTGGAGATACTGATTTCAAAAAAGAATACACTGGCGGAACGATGATTAATGCTACATACAACGCCTCTAATTTAAGGTTTCACTCAGTTGAGGTTGTTATTTGTGATGAGTATGATGATGCGCCTAAAACTGACAAAAAAGAGGGTAGTATTTTCGATTTGATTATAGCTAGAACCAAATCTTATGCAGATACAAGAAGATTATGTTTTATTTCATCGCCAACAACAAAAGGCATTTCAAATATTGAGCACGTATATAATTTAGGAGATAAGAGAGAATGGAATTGGAAATGTCCGCATTGCAAAACTTTTATTCCTATTTTTTGGCGTGTAGAACGTGAGGATGGAACTTTTGGAGGCATTAAATGGGAATTAGATGATAAAAATGTTTTAATTGAAAGTTCTGTTCATTATGAGTGTCAAAACTGTAAAGGCAAAATTCAATATAAGGATAGATACAAATTAAACTTATCCGGAGTTTGGATTCCTACTTGTGAACCTAAAAGAAAAAGATGCAGAAGCTATCGGCATAATGCAATAACTAATCCGCCAGGATTTGAATCGTGGGTTGATTTAGTAAACCAATGGCTTGAGGCTTGCCCAAAAAACGAGGCTATCGATATTGATGCACTGAAGGTTTTTACTAACACCCAATTAGGTGAACTTTGGGAAGATCGCGGAACAACTCCAAAAGCCACAAGTTTGATGAGTAATATTGGTTCTTATGAAATCGGTAAAGTTCCGGATAAAACTTGTGAGGAAGATGGAAATGGTAAAATAGCACTAATCTCTCTTTCTTGCGATTTAGGTGGTATTATGGATAAGGAAAACAACCATGAGGACGTTAGGTTAGATTGGGAAATAGTTGCACATACTTCTAATGGTCAAACTTACTCAATAAAACACGGAAGCATTGGTACTTTTAAAAGAGCAAGGCAGAAAAACAAGAAAGATTTAAAAAATGAATCTGATAGAGTAATGTGGACCTATAACCATGGATTACCTAATTCAGTTTGGCCAGTTCTTAAAGAAATTATTTATGATTCATTGGAAGGCGAAAGCGGATTGTATTACGATATTGATATTACATTGGTCGATACTGGTCACTTCACTAAATTAGCCTACAATTTTGTTGCAAGTATCAAAGATAGGCTTGTTTTGGGTGTGAAAGGTGATACTGTTGAAAAACCAAGAGCGACCGACAAGAACAGTCCAATTATCAGCCACAGTAGAGAAAATAAAGGACTTTTGTATATTTTGGATGTAAATATGCTAAAAGACCAAGTAGCAAATAATATGTCCTTAGTCAGCGGAACTGATGGAACGCAACCAAATGGATTTATGAACTTTCCTCAACCAGCAGAAGGAATGTACGGACTTAAAAACTACTTCTCTCACTATGAGGCCGAGCATCGTGTTCCTTTGCAAAAAAATGGAGTTGAAGTTGGTTTCTCTTGGAAAAAGAAACGAGAAGAAAATCACTTTTTTGACGTTGCAGTTTATAATTTAGCAGCTAGAGAAATCTACATTGCAGATATTAAACTTCACAACCCAAAAAATAGAGATTTGAGTTGGAATACGTTTTGTGATTTAATTAATGCTTAAAAAAATAGTTATGTTAAACTTTAAAACTAAAATTGAATTATTTGTATTGTTATTTGTTAGCAAGTTTTTTAACAATGGTTGGAGGAAATATTTGGATATAAAAGAAATAGAAAAAAAACATTCTTTTAATGCTCTACCAAAAACTAGTTGTTACTATGATGTTGTGGTAAAAGGTGAGATACAGTATCGATATTATTACGGAGGCTGTATCAGTTCTGATGCATGGGTTGATAAAAACGTAACTCATTTCAGATTTTCAAAAACATATAAATTACCAAAATGGTAGTTTAGACTTTATTAACTATTTTTTATAAAAAAAAATAAAAATGAGAAAGAGAAAAAATTATTATCAAGTTCACAAGAACAAAACACCTAGATTATTGGTTACAAGTCGCAGAAAAAATCGAACTAGAATTTTAATTAACTGTATAGATAATTTTTCAAAAGCAGCAAAAAAAGTAGCCGATGCCTTAGATGGACTTTCAAAATCACATAAAGTTATAACAATGCCTGAAAATGCACTTTTTAGATTTGTAACAATGCGAACTCAAAGTAAATAATCAAAACACAACTTTTTTGAAAAACTATATACAACTTTAAATAAAAATTATATATTTGTATTCAATTCCTCATAAAATTGGTTTAATAGTTTGTTACAAGTTAAGTTCTAAAGCACGTTCAAAAGACGTGCTTTTTGGTTTTTAAAACTTTTTGTGATTTTAATGATAAAAAGAATATATTTGTAAAGTCATCCTTTCATGTTGTTTTTTTGTTTTTCTGGGAAAAGCCATTTGATTAATTTCAAGTGGCTTTTTGGTTGTGTGTAGAATGTAATTTTTCATTAAAAAACAAAAAACACCAACATAATAAAATTTAATTATATTTGTAGTGAATTAATTGTCAATGTTGTGATAACATCGAGAGAAAATCTAAACTAAGGAATACTCGCTTTTTGTGGGTGTTCCTTTTTTTGTTTACATCTTAAAACCAAGTAAAATGAATAACGAATATACATCTATAGAACAGTATTTTGAGGTTAAATCGAAATTGATAGGCAAGATTGCTACATACGACCTTATTATTGAGGATATGGAAAAAGCTCTTTTGGCCGCTACTGTTTCTGGTCATTTACTTCAGTATGAACTTGACGATGGACAAATGAAGGTGCGTACAATGTATCGTAGTGTAACCGACTTGACAAAGGCTATGAAAGGTTTAATTTCGTTACGTGAAATATACAAAAACCAACACAACGGCAGAGGCGTTAGACTTGTTGGAGGAAACTTATAAAAGAAAAACATGAAAATTTTAGGATATACATTTTTTGAAAAGAAACAAGAAGTTGTCTCGCCACAACCACAAAGCAAAACCTACAATGAAAGTTCAAATGTAGTAGTTGGCTATGAGTACGCTGTGGTTAATAAAAAGTGGGATGGTGAAAAAAATCTTGGTGAACTCGGTTCGGTAGTAAGACGTGTTCCCGATTACAAAAAACTAAGACTACGTTCTTATGATGCTTATGCTACAATTGACACGGTAAAAGCAATTGCATCAAAGTTTGTTTACTTGACTATTGGGCAAGGTTTAAAACTTCAAGCAGAGCCAAACACAACTGTTCTTGAATCGGAAGGAGTTAACGTTGATGAAAAGGCTTTTGCAGAGTTTAGAAAATCTGTCGAAGCAAGATTTATGATTTGGGCTAACTCTAAAGAATGTGATTATAAAAAAGAAAAAAACTTACATGAATTAGCTAACGACTTTTATAAAGGAAGTTTCTTGGGAGGTGATGATTTGTGTATTGTTCGATATTCAGATTATGGACCTAATATTCAATATGTCTCAGGAGAACATTTGTGCAGTCCTGGATTAGACAATGATTATCATGCAAAAGCAGAAAAAGATGGTGGTTACATTGAGGATGGAATAGAATTCGACAAAGATGGTCGTGAAGTTGCTTATTTCATCAGAATAAAGGTCAAAAATGGATTAGATAAATATGAAAGAGTTCCTGCTTTTGGTGAAAAGTCAAAAAAACGATTAGCTTGGATTGTTTCTGGAACAAAAATTAGTCCTGATCATAATAGAGCAGTTCCAGAAATGTCTCAGTCATTGGAGAAAATCAATAAACTTGACCGATACATTGAGGCTGCTGTAACAAAAGCCGAACAAGCAGCAAATTTGGTTTACACTATTGAACACGAAGAATTTTCAACTGGTGAGAATGTTTTAGATGAAATTGTAGCAAAGAAAAGAGGCGAAACGGTTACTTCTACCGATCCTGCTGCTGATAAAATACTTGCGGATGGTTTAGCGAATAAAATCGCACAACAAACTTCTGGAATGGCTTACAATATGCCTATTGGTTCAAAATTTAAGGCTTTTGAATCTAAAATTGAAACTGATTTTAGCGGTTTCCATGACAAAATATTTGATTCGATTAGTTCCGGTCAAGATTTACCTCCAGAGGTTGCGAAACAGAGCTTTAATAGTAATTATTCTGCATCAAGAGCCGCTATAATGAGTTTGGAACATATTATAGCAATTAAGAGACAGAATTTTGCCAACTCTTTCTATATCCCATACTACAAACTATGGTTGGAGCATCAAATTTTGACTAAAAAGATTACTGCTGCCGGTTATTTGGAAAACATGGATAACTTGATGGTTACGGAAAGTTACACTCAATGTAGGTTTACAGGCAAGAATATGCCACACATTGATCCGTTAAAAGAAATAAAAGCTATTCGAGAAATGTTAGGTTTAAATGGTGCTGTGCCTTTAATCTCAAGGGAACAAGCTTCGGAAATGTTAGGTGTTGGTTCTTGGGATGAAAACTTCATGAAATACTTGGAGGAAGAAAACATAATTCCTAAAGAAGAAGTTGTTGACGACACAAATGATAATGCAGATTCAAACGATAACACTAAATAAATATGAGTTGTTTACATAATTGGAATATCAAGTGTTTAAAGAAAGGCGATACCTTTAAAGAGAAGTTAATTACATTTCCTTTCTCAATTACTGGATGTACTTTCTTAATGCAGTTTAGAAAAGACGCTACAGGTCCAAATACAAATCCAGTAGCTTTTGAGTGGAAATCAGAAGATGATTCTTTTGAAATTGATGGTGCTGACGATAAGATTTTGATTATGAAGAAAAAGGACATTGATGTTGAGCCATTTGCTTATGTTTCCGATTTTCAAATAACTTATCCAAATGGTGATGTTGAAACATTATTCAACGCAAAAATAGAAATCGTAGAAGATTATTCAAGAACAGTATGACAATAGTAATTGAAGAAGTAGTAAGTAGTTTTCCTGTTGTTGTAACGGAACAAGTTTTCAGTATAGAAATATCTGATTCTGTTTCGTTTTTGTCTTTATCGGACGTTGCTGATAGTAATTATACAGGTAAAAATGGTTTTGTTCCAACTGTGAACGAAAGCACAGGTAAATTAGAGTTAAAGGCTTTATCGGGTGGCGGTGGAACCCCTGCGACACAAGTTGAAGCTGAAACTGCAAGCGAAGCAACCGAATTAAATAGAAACAACGTTAAAATGTTTACTGCACGCTCTTTTCGTTGGGCGTGGGATAAAATGTTGACATTAGCCAATAGCGTAACTGGTGTTTGGACGTTTCCTAAAATTATATTGAAAAACGGAACTTCTGATGTTGCTTTATTAGCTCCAGACAAAACTACTGGCGAGTACATTATTGCTACAACTGTTGATTATAATTTGGAATCGGTTTTAAATAACGGTAAAACTGCTGAGCTTCCTGATGGAGAAGTTGTAGAAATTACAAACGATACCTTTCCTAATTCAAAAGTTTCTTTTAATTCTGATTTTTTTAGAGTAGAAGATGGAGCTGATTTGTTAACGATGTTTT